CATCTCACCAAATATTAGATTATGATGACTATGAGATATCTTTAGTTGAAGATTTCCAGTTTAATAGTAGAAAAGAACTAGAAACAAGAGAGAGATGGTATATAGAAAATAATGAGTGTGTTAATAAAAATATACCGACACGAACAATGAACGAATGGAGTAAAAAATATTATGAAGAACACAAGCAAGAAATATTAGAAAAAAATAAAAAATATAGGGGAGATCACAAGCAAGAATTATCAGAAAAAAATAAAAAATATAGGGAAAAACATAAGCAAAAATTATCGCAAAAACGGAAAGAAAAAATCATATGTCCCTGTGGTACTGAACTTACAAAAGAGCATATTAGACGACACGAACAGTCTAAAAAACACCAAAACTGGGAAAAGATATACAACTTCATATATTTATAATATTCAAAAGGATATTATAATTTTTAACGAAAATTTATTGGGTTAAATCCGTTAATACGATACTTCGCTGGGCTATTATTTTGAAGGTCTATCATCAGAAAATCATGAGGATTCTTCAGAACATTACACATTACATATTCCATTTGATTCTTTTTAATCCCCGTTCTGGATGCCAAAGTATTCAGTGAATTCATATCGTGGTTACGCCAAATAGCCACCGCATTCGCACTTCTCCTTAGGTCTACTGATATATCATAAGGATTTTGGGCAGTAATTGCAACTGATACATTACAATGCGAGCTTGTGTATCCAAAGAGCCTGTTTAAATTTTGCTTCATTTCCTTTGAACAATTTTTAAAACAACAGTCTTCGATAATAAGCAAGGTCTTATCACAATTCCCTTCGTAATCAAGGGGATCAATCTCGTCTATATGTTCTACATCACAATCATCATACTCCGCACCTGTTCCAAAATGATACAGCAGTATTCTTTCGAACTCAGGTTTGGCTCTAATGATTATATTTTTTATCAATGTGCTTTTACCAGAATCAGGTGGACCCAAGCACAACAACCGAAAGCTATGAGGTAAATTGAGTAAATTTCTACCCTCATTCCATCTTTCTCTCCAGCCTTTCTTATCGCTCGATTGCATTGGTATAATCTCATTTGGTAACCGTACTTTATGTTTCTTCATTATTCTTATTAATATTACCCAATAATTTTATTTTTCAAATTTAAATTTATTTATTTTTTTCTTATGTACTTATAAATACATACTAAATGACCGATGAACAATTTGTTAAAAATCCTGAAACAGGCCGTGCGGTAAAAATTGGGGGTAGAATATGGCATCGACTGTTGAAAAAAGGATTGATTAAAAACACCGATTACAAAGACCCTAATATATTGGCAACTATTGAAGAAGATGATAATGTAAAAGTTAAATGTTTTGAAATTAATCAGTCTTTACCACCTGAGATAGAAGCAGTTACAGGAAGAGGAAAATATAAAAATAAAATCGTCAAAAGGAAATTACCATTGGTTCGTAAGAAACCACCGGTTGAGATACAACAAACCCAAGATGAATCAGATACCTCAGATACAGACAGTGATGACGATATCAAAGATATGATATTGAACCAATTGAACCAATTGAACCAATTGAGAATGAGTAATAATACTGATTATACTACAGAACATGAATATACAACAACTGACGTAGAAGAATTTTAATATATTAAAAAAAAATCTAGACAATAATAAATAAAATAACAATGAGTGTTCTCGTACCCGAAGAAATATCATTTATTATCTCAAGTGACCCTGATAATGGTGCATCAAATGTGTCATCCGACGGGCATTATTTTGAAGTAAATTTAGAAGACGCATTACAAATCCCAACAGCAGCATTGAATGTAAATCTCTCTGTACAAGAGAGTACTATTTGGTGGACGATTCCAAACATCGTTACAGGTGTGAACGACAAGTTATACATAACAGGGCCAAATAAAAGTGATGTTAGTACGAATTTTGTAATAACCATTCCACAAGGATTATATGACCTTACAGGGTTGAATCAGACAATACAACGAGAGTTAGAAACTTCCAACGCAAAAATTTCACCTGATCCGCTTATAGCACTAACAGGCGACGAGGCAACACAAAAAGTTGAGATTCGCTTTAATTATACAGCAACAAGTATTGATTTTACACAAACAAATACTTTCCGAGAAATTATTGGTTTTAATAGTGCTGTGATTGGACCATTTGCTACCGTTCCTAACACAGTTTTAGCCAGTAACGTGGCTGCTTTTAATTCTGTTAACTATTTCCTTATACACAGTGACCTAGTAGGTCGTGGTATTCGTTTTAATAAAGAATATAACCAGACGATTGCTCAAGTTCTTATTGATACCAGTCCAGGTACTCAGATTGTATCAAAACCATTCAATCCTAGTAAAATTAATTGTCAAGAATTAGCCGGAGCAACAAGAAAAAAACTGAGGTTTTGGTTAACGGACGATAAAAATAGACCTGTGAATACTAATAATGAATATTATAGTGCCAGGGTTGTGATAGATTACCTCTTGCCCAAAGTTCTTGCTAAGACATAAACAAACATAAACAAAAAAATTTTAATATTTTTATATATTAAAATGAGACTAAAACAAGAATTAGAACAACGTCGCCAAGGACGAGGTTATTACGGTCGGGGTTGTGAACAAGCAGGGTACGGATTTATGGATATGGCTAAAAAATTATATTCAGCTGGACAATCAATATCTGAATTTAGTTCAGGACCAGTTGGTACATTTGTAAAAAATGTTATTCCAGCTTCAGACGACACGGCTCGTCCATCATTCCAAGGTGAAAAACATGCTATTCTTAGACTACCAAATGGTAGAATGGGTATTGCCAATTTTATGGGACCTCAAACTCAAGTGATTAAACGATTACAAAGAAATGATCCAGGAAGAACACCATCAGATATGACTGCTAAAATGCACGATATCCAATATAATTTGGCACAAGGTGCTAACTCTGAACAAGAACAATTAAGATTAATTCGTGATGCGGATAATCGTATGATAAGGAATCTAAATAGAATAGAAGCCGAAGGTTCTGATTCTCGGTTTAATACCAAACAAGGAAAACTTATTGCTGCTAAAACAAAGCTAGAAGATGCTGGTGTTCTTGATCCTAAGAAATTTGCTGGTAACCTGAGAGATATTCCTGAGTCAGAAAATATTCTGCTAAACAAAGCAAAAAAAGAATTAGAAATGGAAGGTTACGGAAAACCAGGTGAAGCATTGAAAAAGAAAATTCTTAAACAAATTCATGCTAAGAGTTCGAAGAAGGTTTCGAGGAAAACAAAAAAGAAAGTTGGTAAAGGTTTAAATCCTAGTGGAGGGTCACTTGATGTTTTGGCAGTGGTTAAACATGTATTACCATTTATTACAAAAGAACTGAATTTGCCTAAGAGTGTATTTCCAACTGATAAAATTTTAAAAATTATAGGTAATATGAAAGGTTCGCCGAAAGATATAGTTGCTAAAATTACTCCTATCATTTATAAATTAATCCTCTCTCATGGTATGAAAGGAAAAGGTAAAGGAAGTCGTAGAAAACTCGTAGGAGGGTCTCTACCGCCTGTTCATCAATCTCTGATGTCTAAAATTGGTGAGATAATGTGGAAAGCTGTCAAATGGGTTGGCAAGAATAAACATACCAAGAAACTTCTTGATTTTACACCTTCAGATTTGTTTGAAGGTTCTGGGTTAAACCCTAGTGGAGGCTCGTTTGCATCTTTTTTCAAGGGCTTCGTTAAAATCCTTAAGCCAATTGCGAGTGTGGCAGGTACTGTTTTGAGTACTGTTGGGGTCCCGGAGGCAGGTATTCCTCTGAAGATAGCTAGTGGCTTGATGTAATCTAACCAGTTACTAATTTTTTATATTCAGACCGAATATAAAAAGAGGCGAGGCGCGCGCGCGCGATCGAAAGTTTAAAAATCATCATCGTAATAATCGTCACCCTTATCCCACTCCCAATCAATGTCTAGACTTTCTAATGGATACAACGTAATATATTCATCAATTATATCATCAATATAATTTTCATACATCTCACGGGTGTACAGATTTGTACGATTTTTACGAGTAATATTAGAAAGTTTAGCACCTTGTTCTTTCATTTCTTTGGATATTTTCTTTGATAATCTTAAGAGAAATCCTTTGAATCGATTGAAGTCTGGATGCCGTATCTTAAATATTCTACCTTGATATTCAATTTCTCGTGTACTGTAAATATAATTGTAATCTGCTCTAGACATAAAATAATGATGGTTAATCAAACGGTCAGTGATTCTGATATGAGGAACATTAGATAAAAATCTTTTTTCTTCTAACTCTTTTTGTTTTTCTTCTAACTCCTTAATTCTTTCTGTATATACATATTGACCTTTCTTCCTAATACTTGGTAAAACTTCAGAAGTAACCCATCTTTTGAATTTCTTGGCACTTTCTAATTTTGAACTGAAGATAAGGCTATACAAGCCACTTTCATTAATCCAAACTGAATTAGGTTGAGAATTGAAGGGGGTCCCATTTTGGGTCCCCCCTTGATTCAACTGTTTCAAGGTTAATTTATCTTCATCGTCAATATGTACCATAACAGCTTTTTTAGCATTAGAATAACCCAGTATAGTTGCTATATCTTTACCGTTAAACCACGGCTGGTCTGTATTTCCTATAACCCTGATACAACACTCAGAATAATTGAAAATATCATTAATAATTGGATTCATGCTCATGCTCATGCTCATTTTAGGACTTGCTCCGCTCATTTTGCTATATTCATAAAATCATTTTTATGAATTTCAATTTTTTAACTGAATGAGGCTTGATTTTTTTAGGGTCAATTCAAATGACCCCCCCGTTAATTTATCCTCTTTATTAATCCAAACTGAATTAGGCTTGATTTTTTTATCCCGTCTCCTAGACTCCCTAAATTTTTCAACATATCATATATTTATGAAGTTGATTTATTTTTTTAAAAAAAATTTATTTTTTATCTGTGTTAATAATAAATAATAAATATGTTTCAACTGAAAACAAATATTGAAGAACTTAGTTCTATGACCCAAGGAATTGCTAAGAAAAAGTACGAACAACACGCACCTACTCGTGATGTTACAGGTTCTAATTTTCCTAATGGTAATATTTCAATCAAATTTCAATCCGCTGGTCAGAAGTGGTGGTGTCCCAAAGAATCATATGTTCGCTTCCGAGTTGCTCTGAGTAAACAAGATGGTACTCAGCTTACATCAGCCGATCAGACTGCACCCGCAATGGGTTTGTGTGCTAATCTTTTCCAATCCATGGAATTTAGAATTAATGACAAGACTGTTAGTCGTATTTCCGATTTTGTTCCTCAAATTGATGCTCTCCACAATCGTCTTTACAGGTCTCGTAGCTGGCTTAAATCTCTGGGTTCTGCTCTGAACACCTGGGATGTTGATTTTGATGCTAGAAAATCTATCGTGACTTCTGATAATGTGCTTATTCAGGATGTTACTGGTGCTAATCGTCCTCAAAGTGAACCTTTCACTCGTGTTGATTTGGGTTTGGACGCCGCTGGAGGTGCTGGTAATGATCGCAATGCGGTTGCTTATACCAGTGCTACAGGTCAAGTCGTATTTAGTCAGAACGGTGGTGCTGCTCTTCCTGCTGATATTCGTCCCTTCTACCCTTTCGGTAGTTATTTTGAATTTACAACTATCCAAGGTGCTACTGCTACTGATGCTCGAGTTAAGAAACCTGCTAAAGTAGTTGCCCATATTAGTGCTACAACTATTCAGGTTGAAACTGGAGTTATTACTGCTGATGTCGCGGCTGATGGCAGAACTGATTGGATTCGTGTTGATTACACACCTATTGACGGCTCTGATACTGCTAGAAAAGTAAGAGAATTTGAAGTTCTTTGGGTTCCTCCCCTTTCTATTTTTGATGTTGATCATTGCATGCCTTCCGGTAAATACGAATTGGTACTTACCCCTCAGACTTCTACAGTATACCAAAAGTATGCTATTGAATCTAAAGTTGCTGATAAAGTGCCTAACACTGGTACTACAGCCACTCCTTCTGCCGGTTCTAACTTTTTATTTCAGGTACAAGATATGTATCTCTACACCTCTACGATTGAAGGACCTCGTGCTGACGATGTGACTTATCTTCTTGATCTTACTCAAATCACTTGTAACAGTGATCAGTTCAGTGCTAATCAGAGTTCGTTCCAACAAAAGAACTTTGATGTCAGTCCGTCCACTACAGCACTCACTGTGGCTTACCAAGACTCTCGTTCAGGTAATGACACTCGTAATAGTCCGAGTATTTTCAAAGTATCTAATACAGCCCGCACAACTGATAATGAAGAACAAAAACTTTCTCGTTTCTATATTCAATATGCAGGTCTCCAACTCCCTCAACCTGATGCTGACCCCGAATTCAAATCCGGCGTTGATAGGACTACACAGCGATACTTGGAAACGCAAATTAACTCTGGTGGTTACTATGATACTGGAGGTGCTGAATCGCTATACGAATGGCAGAAACGCGGTTCTGTATATCATTTTCAGTGGCCACGCGATGGTACTTGTAGGAGTACGAGAGTTACTGTCCATAATGAATTTTCTGGCAATGGTGGCGCGGATACCACAAATATGCGACTTCTCTTGTTTAGCCACAGTAAGCAAGTGGCTCGTGTTCAAGTCGAACAGGGTAATGTCACATCTGTGGAAGTAGAAGATGCATAAATGTTAAAAAAAATAAAAATAAATAAATAAATATCTAGATAATAATAAAAAATAACAATGAATTTGACAAGATCAGATAAAGTAAAATTGATACAATCGCTTAGTGCAGCCAATAAAGCAAAGTTAAGAAAACATCTCAGAGAGCATAAAATGAGTGGGAAAGGCATGAGTGGTGCTGGGTTTTTGGATTTTTTGAAAAAAGTAGGAAATTTTCTATCGCCAGTGGTAAAAGCCGTAGGACCTACTATCCTCAAGGAAGTATTGGTTCCTCTCGCTAAGTCCAAGATGGGGCTCGGGCTAAAGCCAAGCGGTGGTGGGCTCAGGCTCGCAGGTCAACGAAGAGCAAAGAAATAGATAATTTGTAAGTTATAATATTCATTAAAAAAATATTATAACCAGTTGTATTTATACTCTATTCTCTAATATCGTTTACACCTTGATGTTTATTATTACATCTCCAACAAGCCAATACACAATTAGATTTTATATGTCCAATGGTATTATTCAATCGTTCTATTGTTACTAATGTATTACATAATTCATTGTATGTAAATTCTACTGAACAGTAATGACATGTATTTGAAGAATCAAATAATTCTGTTAAAAATTCCATATCGATAAATTTATCATCATCGTAACGGTCTTTTTTATT